AATACTGGTCCAATTCAATGGATTGTTTTTGAGTTTACACACAATGACTTTAGCTCCATCCATGATCTGCATTGAATAGTTATCTCCCATCATCTTGCGCATGTTATTCCAGTTCATAGCAGCACGCACATGACCAGGCATGTTGGTTTTGCCTTCTCGCTCTTCGGCTTTGACAAACTTGGTGAGATTGTTCACACGCTTAGGTGAACCTTTTTCCCAGCCCGGGCGTTCTTTGAAATCAAATTTAAACTGTCTGATTTTTTCAACTATCTGTTCTCGATTGGCGCTTTGGAGTACATCATTCAACACCGAACTAAGGAAGTCCTGAATCACCTTGGGAGTATCTGATCTTTTGAGATCTAGTCCCATGGCTTTGACTTTACCAGGACGTCCATTGACATCAACACGTTTGTTTTCTTTGTCAATATACATCACAGCATAGCGTTTTTTTGTTATAAACAAGCCTTTGGTTGCCACAAGTTCACGACCACCTTTGATAACAGAGCCCATTTCGCGTGGTACATGAAAAGCTTGTTCCATAAAACCTGGAAAGCTTTCATTGACTTGATCAGCAATGCCATTGTACAACTGGATACAGATATCGCTGTTCCATTCCATGCGTCCTTGGTCTATTTCCTTTTTCAGCACAGGCCACGCACTGAAATAACAGGAATCAGTATCACCATAAATTATGGTTTCTCCGACGTGGTCGTATTGTCCTGTGAGGCACTCGTTGACGTGGGCGTCCATGTGCTTCGCGATCGCACGTCCAGTAAGAGTAGTAGACTGACCAATGCGCTTATCAAAAAACCTACAACCGGGGTTAAGAATAGCGCCATACAAACTATTAAGATTAATCTTCTTGACGAGTTGCCGCTTGTCCCAGTATTCAAATTGTGCATCATCGACTCCTTCATATTCTCTTGCTTTTTTCTGCATGTCCTTACGTTCAGCATACCAACGTTTAAGCAAACCTGGAACCACACCTTCGCGTTCGTAAGTAAAAATTGTGCCATTGGCACTGAGCATCCAAGGTTGACGACTGTCAAAAATCATCTTCCAAACTTCAGCTGCTGAGTGAACAGACTCCTCGCCGCTTTGCCAATCTATGATAATTTCAGTACCACGTTGCTGTTCCATTACCGCGGTGTATTCAAGTGTGCCAAACAACCCTTCCCATGATGCTGCAAAACTCATACCCGAGGCCTGACGTTCCCGGATATAGCGATCAGTCATGTGCGGCCTGAGTTGGCCAATAATGGTTTCGGGTGCCATGTTAAGAGCACGGATCGCTGACGGGTAGAGACTGTTGATGTCAATTGATCCGATCCATTCATGCAATCCTTTTTTGGGCGTAGCAACATAGGCACCTGCCGCTTGTGTGTCGTCATCACTGTGTCTCTCCTGTCTATTTGGTACTACCATGCCACGTTCATGTGATTCATTGATAATAGCTTGTTCAGTCAGTGCTACTGCTCCCATGGTTGTGGGTAGCAACACAGTGTTTTCATGCGCTAGTACATTGGCCAAATCCAAATACTTGAGTTTTTTGTCTAGGTTGGCCAACCCGTTGACGTCTTGTCGATTATATTCAATAAACTTTTTAAAGTCTTGATTGTAAAGCTGGTCCAGTGTTCCTTCGTATTTGGTTTTGCCTTCTAGTTCTTCATATTCAAGAATGGCGTCAAGACTGTAACTGTGCCTTTCTTCATAGGTATATTTGCGATACAATTGCATATAATCCATATGCACTCGTCCCACAAGATCAAATGTGATATTTTCAGCGCCAAATCTTTCAAATGTGCGCTGCTTTGGCAGTTGCCCCCAAAGGCAAAACTTGCGTGTGTCATCTTTGCTCAACACACGAGTGATACGTTGTACTGTGTAAGGAATGTCATAGCCTTCTGAGTTCCAGCCTGACAGTACATCAGCATCATCAATAAGATCCAAGAACATTGACAACATTTCTGCTTCGGTGTCAAACAAAAAAGTATTGGGAAAGTCTACCACAAGTTGTTGTGCTGTTTCTTTGCTGAGGCTTCGAGGTGGCACAGCCATGGTCACTAATTGATCTAGCCAACTTAGATATACTGATATTGCTGTAATGGCATTGAAAGGATCATCAGGACGGCTGTATCCACGCTCTGGATCAAAATCTACCTCAATGTCAAAAAATGCTGCATTGAGTTTGGGAGCATCTTGGCCTTTGTAGTTTTCTGCTAGACAACGAAATACCGGATTGATGTCTGACTCATAAAACTGCTTGCCGCTTTGAATGCGCAGTTCTTTGCGAAACTCTTTGTTGCTCCGTGAAGAGAATCTGGCCACAGGCGTGCCATATATGCTTTGAAACTTACCACGAGGGTCATCATAGTAAAAAACATAGTTGGCTGGATATTCTTGATACCTGCGTTCGCCATTACGACGTTCTACAATGTGAATACGATCGTGATCACGATCAAAAAGGGCGTCAACATAACTCATCTAGTTATTGTATATAAAAAAATAACGTATGTCAATGACAAAATTTATAATCCCCCGGAAACAAACACTTTTGGCAAACCTTTGATCTGTTGCAGCAAGTCTTGTGCTTGATGATATTCAACATGATTTGATCCAAATACATCAACATTTAAAAATTGATCATTGGTAAAAGTGCCCCAGTTGCTGATTCTACTGTATTCTACCATGGTAGCTTTATATAGCATAGCCATGTTATAGAATTCCAGCATCTGTGACCAGTTCTCTTGTTGTACAACCATGCGAAGATGCAGGTCAATGTTATTGTCTACACAGTGGTCGGAAGCCCATTCCAAGGCTTTGATAATGTCGACCCAACGACCCCCACGACGTAGTCGCTCATATGTGTCAGCCTGCGCAGCATCAACCGTGATTGTGATTTTGTCAACACTGTTGGACATGGCACCTAGTCTATGCCATCTAGCAGGCATCAACAGTCCATTGGTTTGAATGTGTAGTTTGAGATTAGGAAAATCTACCGGCGACAAGTTGTTCACAAAAGACAGCAGTCTTGCACTGGCAAATAATTCACCACTGGTGCTGAGATGTATCTTAATGAGACGCTCAGTAGGCTGCGGTAATAGATTGTGTTTGAGTATTTCACCCAACTGAGTTTGTTTTTCTATTTCTTCGTCGGCCATGTTTATCACGGAAATTCTACAGCTAGGGCAACTTAGATTACATGTTAGGTCACCTGCCAAGAAAATTTCATGAGGCACTATCCATCTGCTGTTGTCTTGTAGTTGCCAAGATACTTCAGGTGGAACCAATTGTCGGTGATTAAGCCCTTGACTTGCGATAATGCCGCAGCGAGACTCATCGCAATATCTATAGGTACCATCTGCAATGCTGGTTCTGATAGCACGAGCAAGTGGACTGCTCATGAGCTCAGGTAAACTTTGTTGAAAAAGATTGCCTATAGTGGTAGGCATCCAGGCCTGACAGCCGCACAACCTCACAGCACCGTTTACATCAATTTCTACACTGACAAATGGACTTAGGCAAACAAGATCTTTGAAATTTTTTTCTTCAAACAAAACAATGTTTGATGTCACAAAGTTTTGCCCACAGTAGTGAGAATCTCTTCTAACAATGCATGATCCTGTTGCTCTTTGCCAAATTCTGCCTTGTGAGCTAATCTAATGGCTTTTTTCAACACATTGGGTTTGATTTCCAATTCTTCTGCAATTGCTTTGATGGTGTCAGCTAGCCCACCATTTAGTGTTTCAACTTCGTGCATAACTTGCATGCCTTCATTGATCAATTGTGTGAGTTTGGTTTTTTGTTCTGCGCTAAATGATCTGTTCATAAATCCTCCTAGATAAGTATTTTAGCTTGTTATTTCATAGGTGTCAACAGTTTTGGCTTTAGAATCTACCCACTATCACAATTTTTCTGTGCGCACTGCAACTGATGTTGTTGCATTGAAATTTCCTGCGGATACTCACAGTGAAACTTTGGCAAGTATACAAACTGGTAATTTTTTAAGCAGTCCTGGATCAGACATCTCCAGCAAACTTTCCAACTATTATTCGTGGCACTGGCAGAGATGTGAAACCTTGGGTGCTTTTGATTTGCCGCACAATGCTAGAATTCTTGATCTTGGGTCAGGACTGGGTATTGTTGATCTAGTGGCCGCTAAATTACTTCCAGAAGCAAGATTTTGGTTAGTGGATCAGAACGCTA